TCAGATAAACATGTGTGAACATACTCTTCTCTATTTTTATCAGATTTAATTCTTTTAATCTCACTTGGAGAAACTGGTGTCATAATTCTAAAACTAGTATTTCCCAAAAAATTCCCAAACTCTACATAAAATGTGTATTTAGCCGGAATCTTAACACCACCATAAAGTGAATATTTATCTATTGATCCAACCATCTTATCTTTTGGAAAACAAGACATATAATTCTTTTTTGTTGTTTTCCTCAATAACTTTGTATAAAAACCATCACATAAAGCAGATAAAACATTTTTATACCTATTTGCATCTAATTCTGGCTTCTCTGGATAAATAAAAGTAAACTCCTTATTTGGATCATAAGAACCATTCTCTTGCATTAATCTCTTCTTATAATTAATATATCCGAACAATTTCTTCCTATAATCAGTTGCAGTTCTTCTAATTCTATTCATTAATCCAGCTTTAATGTAATTTTCTTTACACCATTCAGCGGCATCACCTGTTTTTTCCTCATAAACATTTCCAGTTCTTCGATTAACTTTATCATATTTTTTTTCTTCAAATACAGCATAAGCCTTGAGGAATGAAATAAGATCACCATCACTTGATGTCCATCTATCACGAACTCTTCTATGTTTTTTCTTCTCCTTATCCTGCTCATTTCGATTCATCCTCCTATCTGGCTTAAAATCTAAAAATACTTTCTCCAATTGTCCATCAACTAATTCAATAAGTGCCGCAATATTAGACATCTCATTAGCACAATTATAATCATAACTACTCATCAAAGCTCTACTCATCTCAACTGGAATACTATCAAACCTATTCATACCAACACCTATATATGTCAAATAAGCTTTGTCATCCTTCTTCTCCAAAGCACCTAAAGCAATAAGTCTCTTGATAGCTTCTGCTACAGTGTCTTCATAAGGTTCTTCAATGAGTTTCATTAAATAATCATTTAAAGACATTGGGTAAGTTGTGTTTTTGCTGACATTATTTCTCTTTCGGTTGTATTTGAATGGAAGATCAACATGGGAAACTAATTTGATTTTGTTCATGAAGTTTAATATTTGTAAAGTGACATTTTGCATTTTAATAGGTGATGGTGTGTATTCTGGGAAAAGATCTTTATATTCTTTCTCTGTGAAAATATTATAACAAACACCTGGTTCAGTTCTTCCAACTCTTCCCAATCTTTGTTTATGAGAAGCTTTGGAAATATAACGTCTCTCGAGTGCTTCAATATCACTTTGTGAATAATATCTCTGTTGATTGGCTAAACCACTGTCAACAACATACATTAATCCTTTTACTGTAATAGATGATTCAGCTACTTCAGTGGCAACAACGAGTTTTCTGTCATAACCATCATTCTTTGTTTTATATTTATTTTTATGAATGGCAAAATTCTTTTCCTCGTCCTTACTTTGTCCACTTAATGGTGTACAATAAATACGTTCACTTGGAGAATTATTTGAATTGTGATTTTTGATTTTAGTTCTTAATTGTGTACAAACATCTGCAGAATCACCTTTACCAGTAACAAAAGCCAAAATGTCTCCACCATCGCTCTCCTTTAAAATCTTCATAATAATCTCAACCATTTTATCAATCCATAATTTATTAACCAAGTTTCCATCTTTATCAAACTTATTAACCTCTCCACCTTTTGGAAGGAAAATGGATTCAACAGGAAAATGAGGTTTACCTTCTGCTCGGATAACATCAAATTTGAATTCTTTCTTTGGAAAATAATTAATAAATATGTTTTCATCAATAGTGGCACTCATAATAATTAATTTGAAATCTGGTCTTCTTGTAATCAACTCCTTTGTTTCCAATAAAAGAAGATCAATTCTCATATTTCTCTCATGAGCTTCATCAATCATAATAGCATCATATTCTGTCAAATAAGGATCAGTTTTCATTTTAGCTAAAACATAACCATCTGTACAATATAATAGTTTATTATCACTTGAATATCCACTAGGATCACTTCCTCTGTATTTGTAACCAACATCTGAACCAAGAGGGACATCTAAACATTTAGCAGCAAATTCAGCATTCTCTTTAGAAGGAATTTGTTTTGGATTTGTAATCATAATCTTTCCTTGGTAGTTCAAAGCATGAAGTGCCAATTTTGGTGCTAAAACAGTTTTACCGCTTCCTGTGCCAGAAACAATAAGAGTTACTTGATTATCATGAATTTTTTGAATTACTTCTTCTCGGATACTATACATTGGAAGAGCTGACCATACATTTTTACTTAACCCCGTATAAGTAACTTCTGGCGCATAAATATTTTCATAATCTTTTCCTGTAAGAGGATTTGGATTCTTACCTTCTGGATCTAAAATACCGATTGGTTCAAACAGTTTGTCTTTATTCACATGAGTATTACGTGTTCTTTTATTGAGATTAAGTTTTAAATTTTTATTGTTTCCTATGTTGATCTTTTTGGATTGTTTTCTTTTGTTTTCTCTTGATTTCATTTTTTTATGGAGATTCATCGCTTTCTTTTTCAACTCACTTATTTTTGTAGTTGTCATTTTATTACCACCTTTCATAGAATCTAAAAGTTTGTTGATACTTCTTATTTCAGATTTGTGGGATTCATATAAACCTTTGCTGTTTTTAATTTTAAAATGAATCTTTGTTAATAATGAACGAATTTTAGAATCCATAATATAATATAATGTACTATTTTTATTATATTAGTTGAAAGGATAATTTATAAATTATTCTCATTAGTATATTTTTCCATATAGTATTTAATTGAATTTATTAAATTATTCAAATTTAATGGATTAATATTTAACTTAATATTTTGTAAATCTTTCATTTTTAATTGTAAATCTAACATTTGTTTATTTATATATGTATTTACACTACCATCAGCAAATTCTATAAAAACAATTCCATGATAATTAGTTACAATAGAATTCTCAGCATTTACATACCCTACCATATAACTTTCTCGATTTATACCCATTTTTGTAAGTTCCTTAATAACATATTCTAAACTATCACTTGGAGGCTTATAATGACCAGATAAATTATCTATAGCAGTTATTTGATAATTTTGATTTATAAATATTGTACCAGCTGCACTTACAGCTTTACCACCAAAAAAAGAAGAATGATGAAACTCATCTAACTCTGGAAAATCAATATAAATATTCCCATTATCATCCATAACAAAAATATATTTACCTTCCTTAGCTGTATCATTTCCCTTATATACTCTACCAAATTTATAAGATAATTTACTATTCCTTCTTTCATTATTATTATTATAATAAATAATATTACCTCCTAAATCTTCATTTTTTTCAATACCATAATTTGTCATATTAATTAATGGATACCTTCTACTATTATTTAAATTTTTTATATTTTTAATACTTTTAAGAATTTTTTTTCTTGTAATATTTTTTCTCAATTTTTCACTTTTTTTATTTTTACCACTTCCAATTCCTAAATAATTCGTCATAAATATATTATTTATAATATATTATTTTTTTACAACTTTTTCAGTTGTTTTAGTTGTCTTCTTCTTTCCTTTGGAAGCAGCTTTTCTCATAGGTTTCGTTTCAACCCGATTCATTTCCTTCTCCAAACCAGTCAACTTTTTCTCCTCCTTTTTAACAATATCCAACAAAAAGTCGTCATCAATCTCTGGAAGAATGGCCTCACTATACATCCACTTCAAACCAACAGTTGCATCAACTCGGAAATTAATTGGATAATAGGGAACCAACAGCTTTTTAGGATCTGTCATCAAGTTTCCTAGACTCTTCGGCACAATGTGCTTCATCTGGGGTGGGAGAATAAGCATCAACTGCTGATAAGGAGTATATGGCTTTCCCATATCAAACTCAACAGCATTTAAATCATAATTAGTTTCCACAAGGAAATTCAACACATCAGATACCATCGGAGAAACCCTAAATCCATAGTGGAACTCCCATGATGTACAACCAGCAACATAATATTGAATATTCCAATACAACGTCATCAAATACCTCTCACAAATCTTATTCACATATTTCTTATACTCTTTCTCATTATTAGGATTCACACCAAAATAATATTTATAATAATCCTTTTTCCAAACCTCTGAATCATCCTTATAATTAATCTTCATAAAATCCTCTACATAAAAATCATGTAAATAATGATGTGGAGAATTAATTTGAAAATTATCAAACCTATTTACCTCTTTTTCATAAGGACTCAAACTCGCTTCCATATCATATGTCCTCGAATTTATATGTCCTTCCATAACCTTTGTAATACGATCCTTTTGATATTTTTTCATTTCATCCTCCTCCAACTCACTAATCTCCCTAAATATCAATTTCATAAAATCCATATTAACCTCGATCTTCTTTTTACCATCTTTCTTCACAACCTTCAACCAATAATCCCCACATGTATCATATGTTGACCAATATGAAGGCAACAATATATTTTCAACATTTCCCCACCTTACAACAGTATATGGCAAGCCATGAATAAAATCAGTACCACCCATCGAAAGTAAAAATGTATAATCCAATGTAAACCGATCACTCTTAATACTATCATTTACCTCCAAATGCTTACACACCAACTTCTCTAAACCATCCTTTATAATATCAATATAAGTAAAAATCCAATCCTTATTTTCATATTGCCTCAATAATCTGGTAACTTGCTTATCCGCCTCTTTTAAAATACAAATATTACTCTTATTAGAGACAATCGACAAAGGAATCAAGTCGCCATCACGACTATAAATACATACAGTCTTATTTTTCAATAACTTACTAGCTTTCATCCTTCGAATATAAGGCATGAATTTATGTTCGCCCTCACCCGGCACCTGACCACTACTGAAAACAATATCCCGTGTTCCATCTTCACCAGAAAACATATTCTTTTCAATTGCCTCTTTCATCCTATTAGTGAGATTAAACATAAATGGTGTACCGGGAGCCATGTTAGAAGAAGCGTTCCAACTTTCCTTAACAGGAATATCATGTTCCTTCTTAATCTGATTTTTATATTCTTTCTCCTTAATACCCTTATATCTACGCGACCTCTGCTGAACCATTTTAGCACGTGGTGCTGGCCCATCAACAGCAATGTAAACAAGAGTTGTAGGATTAACAACATTATTAATCAAATTTTGAGTATACTCAACAACCTTTTGAATTACGGCTTCTTCATACTCTTCAACATTTTTTTCACTATAACTTTTCTTTTTATCCTCCCATTCAGCATTTACCAATGGCTGGGCTCTGTAAACAATGCCATTGAAATCAATCATGAAATAATTAATTATTTTTTTCAATTGATGGGAATGTGATTTTTTATTCATTCTTATAATATCTCGAAATAATCCTGCGACACCCATATTATTATAATACTATATTATATATCAATTTTTCTTTAAATTTGAATTTCATTTTTTCTTAATTCTTTTATAAACTTTTAAGTTTTATATCAAAAAAATATATAAATTAACATTTATATATTATGGTTAACAACGTTATTGTATATTCATTACAAAAATGTGGGACACACTTTATGTCTCAAATTATTGCTTTAATCTTGAATAAAAATTGTAATATTTATGACAAAAAGGAACTTTACAAGACCATTCCTTTGGTGGAAAGTTTAGTTTTGGCAAATAAAAGATATTTTTCGACACATCCTTGTTATGTAAGTTACATGAAGGTTAGTAAATTTCCACATATGAAAATATTCATCATCCGAAATCCATTGGATAAGCTCATTTCAGAGTATTTCTATGAAATTTATTATAGAATTGGAAAAAGAGAGTTGATGGTAGTTAATAGAGATTTAAATAAACACATTTTCCATTATTGTTTGAAAAATATAAATAAAGTTTGTAATCAAATTTGTACACATATTGAGTATTCAAAGAGAATCCACAACTCTATTTTATTTGATTATAACAAGATTTTGAATAATAAAAGAATATTCATCAAACTAATTGCCCATGATATAATAGGTATTGAGTTATGTGATGAAGATATTGATGATATTGTTTATAAAACAGATATTAAAAAATGTTCAACATATGAGCGGAAACACAGAAGTTTCCAAGTTGGAAGAGTTCAAAATGGATTGTTTTTCAGACAGGGTTGTAATAATGATTATAAAAGATATTTAACAGAAGAACAAATTGAAAAAATCAAAAAATATATCCCAGCCGTTTTAATCAAACTTTACTTTAATTAATCAAATAAAGATTATTTATAATAAATTTACATCATCTCCAATTATAACTTGTATTTGACCATTTACATCTAATATATTTATATAAGATTTGTATATATCATCATCATAAAAATCATATCCAGGCATAACTTTTCTATAAATTAAATTATCAGCCGTTACATCATGATTTGTATGTGTGGATAATATTACCAATTTACATTTTGATTCAGACATATTATCATTTCCAAAATTTTGTTCAAGATATATATTTTTATAATTTGGAAATTTCTTCCTCAATATATCATCCATTTTTTTCCAATCACATACACCTCTATCCAAATATTCTATAAAAATTCCTTCAACTTTATCATCATAATCCAATTTATTTATTTCTCTTTCAAGAGAACCCCAATAAATATATCCTATTTTTATCACTTTTCCTTTATTATATGTAGGGAATAATTTATCAAACCCCCTCATATTCGGAAATACATAGTCGCCAATTGCATAACTTGCCTCTATTTTACTCATATCATCTATTAAATCATATAAAACTCCAAACTTATTTCTAATATATTTATAAAGTAATTTATCAATTTTACTTAATTTGATTTGTTCAGATATCGTTAAAAAATCAAATATTACTATTGAAATATCTTTATTGATAAACATACATATTATATAATTATAATTTTTTTAAGTTGAACTATTAATAACATCTTTCTGACTTTAAAACACACCAAAGTTTAGGTTCTGCACCGTCAAAAACAGAATCTTTATCTTCCGGATTACAATCCTTTATAGTAGGAATGTCTTTATTTAGTTCAATAAATTTATTGACGAGATCCTTCATTTCTTGAGTAACTTCTCCAACTTTGGACATTTCCATAGCACCGCTAATAAAAAGTGTATAAAAGTTAAATGATAATTATATATCCCATAAGAACATTATATTATTACCGTATAATGTTTTTTATCTTATTTTCAATACTTATCTACTTTAACTATCACTTTTTTTGAGGAAACATAGCGGAAATTCCCATATTTTTTATTATAAAGATTTTATTAAAATGTTTCTACATGCATTCATATCTCTACCATATACCATTTTACAATTTACACAATTAAATACTTTTTTACTACCCAAATTATTATTCAATGTTCCACAACATGAACATAACTTTGATGTATAAGATTCATTTTGGATTTTTAATGATATATTGTGATAATTTGATTTATAAACCAATTTGTTTAAAAAATCAAAATATCTTAATGAACTACATACTCTTTTCAACATTTTATTTAATGAACCTTTATTACTTATACAATTTTTTGTACTCCAATTTCCAATTACAATTGTACTTTTATTTTCATTCATCAAAAAATTTATTGATTTCCAATGTAAGTCCGTTACCTTATTTCTCAACTTATATCTCCATTTATCTTTATTTTTATTACCTTTTACATTATCAACTTTGTTAAGATATTTTTTCAATTCATTATATCCATTTGTACAAATTTCATAATGTTTATCATTACTCATTCCTGTTAAAAAAGTTCTTACACCTGGATCTATTGATATAAAACTATTATTATGTTCTTTACTTTTTTTCTCCATTTCAATTGGAATTAATAAAGTAAATTGATTATTTAATTTAGAATAATGTAATTTACAATCTTTTGTAATTTCACTGTAATCAAAATTACTTTTATTTAACATTTTTTTACCTAAAAATCTAGGACAAAACGTTGTTTTATTAAAGAAAGATTTTTCAATATCCATAATATGTGTATTTTTAGATTGCTTAATATATCTAATATTAAAATGTTTAATATTTCTATTTCTAAAATTGGTAAAGGCTGATTTATAAGAAACAGTAGCCAATTTTATACCACTATCCAAAATATGTGTTGGAGTATTATATAATTTTTTCAAATTATTTTTATTATCTTTCAACTCTTTTCTTAAATGTCTAAAATTAATTTTAGGAGTATCTTTCATAAAATATTTATTTTTAATGAATATTAAAGTTTGATTATACATTAAACGAACAGAGTTTAACCAATCTAATAAAATTTTGGTTTGTTTGTCATTTGGTGATAATGTAATTTTTTTACACTTAATAATTTTATCAAAATTATAAATCTTGTTTATCTTCAATTGGTTATTAAAATCAAATGTAGAACTTTGTTTAATATCAAACCAACTATTGGAAGGTATTGATTGATTAATATAAATATCATTTAAAGGAACTTTGTTATGATATTTGTGAATTAAATTTTGTATATTTTGTATCATGTCATAAATAATAAATATATATGATGAATTTTTAAATAATAATTTTTATAAGAAAAAAGTAAATAAAAGTAAATTTAAGTTTTATACACTTTTACAGCAACTGTTATCAACCCCAATAGTGACAATTCAAACTGGCAAGTTCAACACCAAAAATAATACCGTCTATTCCTTCACTATTTTCATAATCAAGATCATAACGTTTAATACCTTTTGGCATGTTAAATTCTGGGTAGGAGTAAAATTCACCGTTATCTTTAACTTCCATTTGTTTTTCAGCACAAATTCCATAAACAAAGTAAACTTGAGTCATTGTGTTTGTTTTGTTTATATTAAAAATAATACAAAAATAAAATCATTTTTTTCTCTCTTTAATTTATAAATGCTTTTATATTTTTTAGTATTAGTTATTGTTATAATCGGTGTTATACTTTACATTTTCTTCTCAGTATTGGACAAACTTGTTGATGATAGCCAAATAAAAACAGAATCATTTACCAATTTAAACGATATTAAAGAAGAAAGTCTCGATGAACTTGTGGAAAAAAGGGGTATTACAAAAGGTGGAGCAAAGGTTCTCCCATCAGACACAACAAACCAAAGATATGGCTCAGTTAATTCAGCAGAAAGTAACGTAGCAAATATGCAAATAAATGTAGGACTTCACTCTCCAAGTACTGTTAGTATTCCAGCAAATAAAATGAATCCTGTTGTAGATACTGGTTCAAATTGTACACACGATTTACCTCTCCAAATGGGTAAATATACTTTCCCAATTCAGAAATTTCTTTATGACGGAGTTTGGGACAGAAATGTAGAAAGTAATGGACAAGGACTCCAAGAAAATGACTGGAATGCACCTAATGAGATAGTTTTGGAAGGAAGTTATAGTACAGATAACTTCATTCATACTCCAAGATTTAATTTTATAGACGGTGAGAAATTCTCAAAACAAGAGTGCGTCAATAAAGATAATAGCATATATTTTGATTGTAATAATGTATGTTAGAAAAAATATTAGATTATAGTATAAGAAAATGGATTTAATTTACATATTAATCGTTGTTGTTTTCGCTGTTATTGTTTATTGTGACTACATGGATAAGAAATTATCCGGAGAATTAGGTCAAAATAAAAAGGAAGGATTCGCAAACTACGAAATAGACCGAATTGGAGGATTCAATGAAGGCCCATACGTCCAAGAGCGTCCACTCGTTAATTATAGTATTGGGAATAACCAATCATCAGTAAACTTCAACTATAGAGCCAAAAACCTCAATTTCAAAAATTTCGGTACAGATGGATCCACACCTCCATACCTAAAATGTCCAATGTGTAAATTACAATTTGATTGTACTTCATATCCTTACAAATTGAGTGATAAAGAGGGTAATGTTTGCACAACTTGTATGGATAGAATCTATATGGATGAATATAATTTCCCAGTTTTAGCAAGAACTAATGGTCGTCCACGTGTTTGTAGAAATTTGATTAAGTAGACCTAAAAATTTGATTTTTTTTTCCTTTCTTTTATTTTTTTTTAATTTTAAAATATGTGTAAATCATATGTTAATATTAAACATTGTTTAGATAAAAAGTATGATGATAAAGATGAAGCATCAATTAGTTGGTCGACATCAGTTTTATATATTTTAACTATGTGGTTTCATCTTTGGGTAATTATCGCGTTTTTTTCTTAATTATTCAAATTATATAAATGATGAAAATGTTAATAAAACTGATGAGTGTGATATATATTTATCAGGATACGATACTTTCAATGGTTTGTCAATTATGACAACATTTGTTATTATTTATTTTTTGTTAAACGTTGTACTTATACCGAAAGTAGTAAAAATTGATTAAATTTTATTCATGTTGTTGAAATTATAATGATAAATATGTCTGAAAAGAAACAATCGACAGGTAATGTTTTTCAACGAATGGCAAGAGAAATAGAAACTCTCAAAAAAGAAAAAGCTGAATTGGAGGACTGTTTCAAGAATTTTGATGAAGAAACGAGAAAGAAATTTGACATTAGTGCAAATGAATTGGTTCTTCATCTTGAAACCGAAAATAGTAGTTTGCGTGAAAAAGTAAAACTCCAAGATGCGGAAATCGCAACAATGAGAAAGAGACTTAATGACCTCCAAGATCTCAACGAAGAGCTATTGACTTCAATGACGTCAAGAAGTGGAGCAAGTAACTATTTGTAATCTCTTTATTTTTTATAAACAAAATAGATCCTTGGGACCGCCTTTTTAATAAATGCTATTATACTTTTCAATAATTTCCAATTTGAGATCATACGGTATGTAATTACAATCAATTAACTTTCGATTTCTCACAAAAGTTTCAATGTTATCACCTTGATCCATAATATTCATTATGTATTCCATACTGAAATTTCTCTTACTTACTCTGAAACCTTTAACATTATCGCTTCTATCTCCCCTCAAAATTTTGAGTAATAATAGATTCTTCATGTAATTGCCAGTTTTGAGAACATTTAATTCATCTTTCTTTTCAATTACAACTTCCTTCATTGAAACCTCAAACATTTTCACATTATCAGATAAAATCTGATAAAAATCGGAATCATTACTAATAATATTTACTTTTTTACCTTTATTCACCATTATCTTAGTGAATAAAAAGATAACATCGTCAGCTTCTGCATGATCAACTTTAACAATAGGTATTCCAAAACTGTTTGCAATATCTGGAAGAATATTATTGTAAATATCAATAAATAAATTACCTAGATCAAGTTGAACATTCTTATGTTTAACGAACGATTTTCGATCAGCTTTATATTTGTCGTAAATAGCTAGTCGCCAAATTGTTTCCCTCAAGCAATCTCTAATGAAATAGATTTTGCTGAAAGGGATATTGAACTTCCTTTTAATTTTCCTCAAGTTACGTTTTACGTTAGCAGTAAAAATTCTTATGAAGTCCCCGTTTTTACTCCAATCATAATTATCTGTTACTTTAAAATTTGGGAACTCCTTTTGATATAAATAATTGGAGTTAAAATATGTACTATATATAAAGTATGATCCATCAATTAATACTTCATTATTAACTTCTGGTTGTTTTTGTTCAAACATTCGTAGTTGAATAATTGAATCAATAAACATGTGGTATTTATAAATCATTTTTTTTTCAATCTTCAATTACACAAAGAGACTCAAAAATTTTGGACAATTCTTCATCCTCCCTTTTCATTCCAACCCTCTTCTTCTTTTTCATTTTTGGACCAAAACTAAAAATGAAATCACGAATCAAATCAATAAGCATACCCTCAACGTTTGTTGTTCCATTAATAGGACAAGCACAAGAAGCTGTAACATTAATTCCACTACAACTCAACTTAATAACATCACCACCCTTAAGAGGGAGATCCATAGTTTGTTCAACTCGATCTACTATCTTGGAGAATTTGTGATTTTCTGTAAGTTTTTTGTAAGCCTTAATGAATCTTGATCGAAACTTTGTGTCCTTTAGATCAACAACGATCAACCGTTTCTTATTAAGATGTCTGATAACATCAATAACAGAAGTTGGTTCGTCTTTTGGGAAATAATTGTGCATCATTGAGTAAAGAATAGCGGAAATATGTTTACAATTTGTACGCATAAGATTTTTCCCCTTTTCTTTGACAAAAAGACGTTGACAATTACAACGCATTTTCAACTTACTGTCTGATAGAACAATTTTCACGGAGTGTTCAACACCTTCCATGTATTCCGATGGAATCTTAATAGTCATCTCTTTACAAACAGAATGGTCAAAATCATAAAGAATTGGTTCCACAACTTTGAAAACTTTGTTCCGCCTTCGATCCTTTTTGTTTTTCTTCAGATCCCTTCGTGCAATACGATCACGCTTACTATTGTAACCAACTAGATCAAGTACAACATCGCCAATATTACGTTTCTTCGACATGGTAAACATATGTAACCAATTATTGCTCGAAAAAATTTATTCAATTTTTGGCAGAATTAACACATGTTATATTATAGAAAAATTGATGATTAAATTTTGAGAATGATTTTGTCCCAAATTTTGGTTATGGCCACTAATCTGTGTGTTCATGTTTTTTGTACTGTTTCTCCATTTCAAAGTGAAATAGTTCGTGAAAACCCTCTTCCTCCCAAACCATTGGTTTTAGATCCTGAGACTTGTCCGCCACCGTTCATCAAAGGTCATCTTTGCTTTGGGTGTTGGGAAACAATGAGCAAGGATATGAGAATTCCACTCATCAAAAGGGGTATTCGTCGGCTTGCTTTTTTTGAAGAAGATGACATCATGAAGGTATTCGAACAGTTGAAGACATACTTCAAGGAGCGTAAAATCTACGCACATGAAGATCCTCTTGAGTTCGCGCGTTTCTGGATCAAGGTTTACTCCAAGATTAATTGTAACGGACCAGAGTTGATTGTTAACAATGAAGGAACACCTTTTGTTCGTTTGACCGCCGCTCCAAATCCAGAATTTGATTATAGTCATGAGATTGATGGAAGCGGTTATGGTGGAGGAGGAGGAAACTGAATTTTTCTTTTTTAACTTTTTTTTTACAAAAAAATTTATAAATAAACAAAAATTGAAATAAAAAAAATATAAATATTAATTCTTTATAAGTTGAACATGACAAGATATTTGCCTTATGCTAAGAAACTCACAATGATTGAGCAAGGTCATTGTGACTTTTCGAAAAGAAATCATGGATCAAGTTATATGTATTTTTTTGAAGGAAACGGCTGGTTTGGTTGGCAATACAGTGAAAAACACAAATCCGACCTTAAAAAAGCCATTGTAAATCAAAAGAAATTTAACTGTGATAGAATGAGAAATACTCCGCGTAGAACACTTTATTTGAAGTTGAAAGATGATGTGGAGAAGCGGGATATTCACAAGAATGAAAATAGTGAAGACTACATTGTATTGAAATCTTCAGACCTTTCAAAGAAGGTTAACGATAATGATCTTCATTTTTTCATTAATCGTGGTTCTGTTCTTCGTATGTCAGCCAGTCAAAATACATTAATCTGGATTGAACAAAAAAGTGGTATCTTCTGTTTGTTTGAAGATCTAATCCGCGAAAACCCAGATTTTTTTGGAGAAAAATGGACAGATTCTATCTTCGAAATTGACACAAACATTCACAACGATGAAGATATCCATTTTTGGACAACTATCTTGGAATGTTGTTATGACTGTTGATTGATCAAAAATAAAAATTGATTAATTTTAATCCTTTTTATAAAAAAAATATAGCTAAAACATGAATGATCATGATGTACGTGATTTTTACAATGAACATTGGAAACGTTTTGATGTTTCCCGTGTCAGGATTTGGCATTGTGTGAGGCAATTTATTGAATCTTTGCCTAAAGGTAGTCATGTTCTTGATGCTGGATGTGGAAATGGAAAAAATATGATTTATATGGAGAAGAATGGGATGAAAACAAAGGGAATTGATTTTAGTGAAAAGCTTGTAAATGTTTGTTCTCAAAAAGATTTGAAAACCTGTGTTGCAGACATTCGCAAGATTCCTTATCCCGATGACTATTTCGACCATGTCATTTGTATTGCCGTTCTTCATCATCTCCAAAAAGAGGAAGATAGAGTAAAAGCTATGAATGAAATGCTCAGAGTTTGTAAGGAAGGTGGTAAAGTGATGGTTTGTATTTGGGCCGTTGAAAGTTCAAAGGAAAAACTGGAAAAAAGAAACTTTGTTTATGGTGATAACCTTGTCAAATGGGAAGATACGTTCAGGTATTATTTCGTTTATGACAAAGAACATATCGAAAAGTTTACCAAACAGTTCAATACTATTGATCTTAATTGGGAAAGAGGGAATTGGTATTATGTTGTTAAGAAGGTTTAATAACAGATAAAATTTCATTTTTTAAAGACACAATCAAAAAGTGATAAACAGCTTATTTATAATTTATAAAAATAGTTAGCATTTCATAATATTTTTAATACCATCTATTTGTTTCTTCAATTTAATAATAATTTTCTCCTGTTCTTCTATTTTATTAGAATAAATGGAATGAATTTTTTCAGCAAGACCCTCCTTCTTTCCTTTGAGGTATTCCATTACATTAGTTTTACCATTGCTGAAAGCTAATGAATAAGCATCGTTACCACAATTATTTTTAACATGGATATTCCAATTATGAGTTTTTTCAAGATATTTCATTATCTCGATTTTACCATAATATGAAGCCATTAAATAAGCATCGCTGCCATAATTATTTTTAACATGGATATTCCAATTGTGAGTTTTTTCAAGATATTTCATTACCTCGATTTTACCATAACCTGAAGCCAATAAATAAGCATCGTTGCCATAATTATTTTTAACATGGATATTCCAATTGTGAGTTTTTTCAAGATATTTCATTACCTCGATTTTAACATAACCTGAAGCCATTAAATAAGCATCGTTACCATTATTATTTTTAATATGGATATTCCAGTTGTGAGTTTTTTCAAGATATTTCATTACCTCGATTTTACCACCAGCAACCGCACAAAAATAAATATCGTTCCCAAATTTATTTTTGTGATGAATGTATTTTTCACAACTAATAATAGTTAAAAGATATTGTAAAATATCCAGTGTACCATATTCACAACATATATGTAAAATATTATTATTATTATTATCATAATGGGTTAAAATATCATTATTATTTTCAATAAGTTTCTCCAAATCATCAATTGTATCAAATGTGAATTTTCCAAATTTCATATTTATTATTTGGAATTATGAAAATATAAATAAAAAAAATCATTTTTTTTTATTTATAATTTTCTAAAAAATGATTTTCCAAAGACATAACCGTTAATTAATTAAAATTAATAACAATTATGTCAAAAAGTGAAAAACAGCTTACTTATAATGATTTTGTCAATATTTTCAAAAGGATTAAAGAAGAAGATACAGTTAAGCTGGATAAACTAAAAGAAGATCCAGAAAAGATTAATATGTTGATTCGATTTAGTACTTATTTTGATGAGATAAAGAACGATAATGAAAATTATGCAGAAATTTTAACAGATGGTTATCTTACTTGTGGTAATACACTTTCACAAAAATTCAAGGAAGTGTTTCAAACAAATTCTGCTAAAATTCTCAAAAAATTTGTTGGGCAAATTCCCAGAGATGTATTGTTTGGTGAAACGCAATTTGGTATGTTGCATCTTGAACCCTGTGTAAGAATCATAAATACATTTAATGAATATGTTTATGAACAAATTGTTGAATTCATCAATAAACTCTATGGTATTGAGTATCCTCCTGATAAAACTCAATAATCAACTAATTTATTGGAAGTGTAAAAAATTGATTTTATTTTTTAATGAACCCTATTTTGTTTTTATTTAGTATGACTAAAACTGCACTTGAACTTTTGGTTGAAATGTATCCAAATAAAAATTGGTGGCAATGTGGAATTTCAAAAAATCCACTAATTACAATGGATCTCATTAAAAAAATGGGAAATAATCTACGTGAAGGTGAAAATTGGTTTAATTGGGAAGAATTGTCTCAAAATTCTGGAATTACCATGGAAATAATTTGCGAATATATTGATAAGCCTTGGGATTTTGACCACGTGTCAATCAATCCCAATCTTACAATTGAAATGATTCAGAAGTTTCCGTACCAAAAGTGGAACTGGGAATATATTTCCAGAAATCCAGCTTTCAAAATGGATACTATTGAGAGTAACCTTGATTTACCTTGGAATTGGGAAGCAATCAGTAGGAATCCTAATTTGACACCTGAGTTTATTGAAAAATATTTCCGTGAATTTACTGAACAAGGATCAGCATACTCAAATTATGTTTTTTGTGAAAAGATTAATTTGGATATGGTTGAAAAGAATCTTGAATTAAACTGGAATTGGAGAGGTATCTCTGCCAATTCTGGTTTGACAATCCCATTTATTAGAAAATATCGTAATTATGAGAATAGAAACAGACTACACATGCCTGCTTTTTCTTTATATGAAGATAAATCATATAAATTGGATTGGGATATTATTAGTAAAAATCCTGTAATTACTTTTGAAATAATACAAGAAAATGATGATCTTCCATGGGATTACAATGGTTTTTCACAAAATCCAAACTTGAAGATTGATAATGTAAAAAACAATATGAGTTATGGATGGAATTGGCATACAATTAGTAATAACGTGGGTATCTCAGAAGAAGATATTGAGAATAATCCAAATCTTCCGTGGGATTACTCATGGGTAATTGATAATCCAAATGTTTCCATTGAGTTTCTTGAGAAACATATTGATAAGCTTGATAGTTGGAATCTCTCTAAATGTCCAAAACTAACATTTGATTTTATCAAGAAATATCATAATGATCGCTCAAAAATTGATTTCAGTCTTCTCTCAACGAATCCTCTTACTTTTGAAAATGAAATTTTGAAAGAGAGATCAAGGGTTAAAAGTTCTGAAGAGATTCTTGTTCTCAATATTATTAAACCTTATCAAAATAAAATTGATGAGTTGACACGTGAGAACAAGAGATTGAATTTTCTTTTTACACAATTCAAAAATTTGATCAGTCCTATTCAAAAAGTGAATCCGGTTGAATATAAATATACACCTACTATTCCAAAAAAGAGATATATTGGAAAAACATTTTCGGATGATAGTGGATATAGAAGACTTATTCCATTAAATTTTTGGTCGAAACAAAAATCTATTGTTTACAATGTAAACTCAGATTTTGATGATGATGACGATGACGAAGATATGGAAATGGTTGATTAGAGCAACTGATTATTATAAATGACAAAATCCTTAATTTCCTCTCCAATATTTTTAATAATTTTCCTTACACTTGTTAACTTAATATTCCTATTTATAATTGCCAAAAAGATATAATAATTCATATAAACACAATCTAATCCATTATTATTGTTTTTGTTAGCAAGAACTGTTTGAAAACTTTTCACTCTGTCCGACTTCACCTTTCCTTTCAAATATTCCTCTAAATCTTTACTATCGTTACTGTCGTTGCTGTTGTTACTGTCAGTTAATATATAAATATTCTTTTGATGATAAAAAGCGAAAGAATCGAACTCTTCAAAATAAAAAATTATTGATGAACCTTTGTACTTACTCAAACAACTTCCGAATTTACTTTTATTAGATAAAGTATAAAAATGAAATCCTGTTATTTTTCTTCCCCAGAACTTGTACATTTTAATTAAACCTTCTGTTGAACACATTTGTGGAATATTACTTATATTCTGATTTGTCAAACTTTTGTTTTTATCCAACTTCTTTAATATTTTGTAATTATCAAAATTCAAAATGATAAAACTATTGGTATTCAACTTATTATTTTTATTGTTATTATTAACAATATTCTTATTCAAATTATTACTATTATTTTTGTTATTCCCATTACTAGATGTGAGAACAGATGATAATTTATTTTTTATTGTTTTATTATCATTTGTGTTTTTAATATTTTTAGAAACCTTTATGATATTCTCCAAATCAACAACATTATACTTATTCTTATCTCCAAAATAAACTTTCAATATTTTCATTAACTTCTTATTATTGTTTACCTTGTTAACCTTGTTATTATTGTTAACCTTGTTATTATTGTTTACTTTGTTATTATTGTTTACTTTGTTATTATTATTGTTTACCTCATTATTTTTATTATTGTCATTTTCATTATTGTTGTTATTGATAACCTTTATCCATCTACCATTTTTGGATTTTTGGTATCCAATATCTTTTTCCATCCATTTATAAAAAGATTTTATCTTCCTTGTTTTTCTTGATAATAAATCCTCAATGTCCCCAGCTTCAATATTACCAACTCTTACCAAATAATCAAGAGACTTCTTGTTCTTTTTGGACAATTGTGGAAACGAACTTTTTAACTTTTGTAGCAATGAATCTATATTTTGATTGTTATTATTATTGTTATTATTGTTATTATTGTTGTTGTTATTATCCTGATTGTTATTATTATTGTTGTTATTATCATTGTTGTTGTTATTATTGTTATTGTTCATAATAATTTACTAATTTATAGATAGATAAAAAATCTATATATAAATATTTTTTAAATAGATGTAGGGTTTAAACATATAAATGTTTAACAAAATCAGATCGAGTGTCTTTATTATAATTCTTCAAAAGATTAGTAATCATATCATTTGTTAAAACAATTGGAAAAGTTGTATCAATATTATCAATATCAAAAGGAAAAACAATGGAAGATTTCTCAATTTTAACAAAACGAATCAAATTCAATTTCAAAACAATCTCTTCCAAACATCTTTTCAAATTTCGAACACCTTTTTCACTACCAGTATACCTATTAATGACATAACTAATATTCTCATCCGATAACAAAACATCATTTGAATCTAATCCAATATTCTTCAAAATCTCTGGAAAAATATAATTCTTCACAATAATCTTCTTATCTTTCGGTCCATAAGAATCAAACTTAATTACATTCAATCGATCCCTCAAAATAGGATCAATAAGTTTAATATCATTAAAAGAGAACACGAAAAACACCTTCGACAAATCCATCTCAATACCATCAAAATATTTATCTACAAACGAAGAGTTTTGTGTAGGATCAGTCAAATGCGTTAACATCCCAATAATCTCCTTACCCTTCTCACTACTACTAACTTTATCCAACTCATCCATAAAAATAATAGGATTCATACATTGTGACTTAATCAAAATTGCAGAAATATCTCCATAAGTAGCACCCTCATAAGTGTAACCATGTCCAGTAAAAGTCGAAATATCATTACTTCCACCAAGTGCAATAAAACTAAATGGAAGATCTAAAGCTTTGGATAATCCATGTTTAATCAAACTTGTCTTACCAACACCAGGTGGTCCCTCCAAAGCCAAAACACTTGATTGAGATTTTGGATTTGAAATCCACTGTGCTATAATCTGCATCAACTTATTTTTTGCAATATACTGTCCATACAATTTCTTATCCAACATCCTATAAACACCATCCAAATACCCTGAAATCTTCTTCTCACCATCATTCAAACCAACCCTTAACTTATGATATTTACCAAAAGGCAACAACTTCATA